CTCCCCTCATTACCCGACTCATATACGTCCGTTCATCACTAATCTGAAGATGACAGCCAATGCTGGCATGACACATGTTGGTGCAATCCACAAGTTGATCCAAGCCCACCCCTGGGTGATCCGTATTCCAGAGTTGCTCCCGTACTTCCGTATCTTCTGCCAGGATCTAAATATGTTCCACTCCATCCCAGATGCTGTGCGACCCTACCACAGACTTGTCGCACCCCCTGACGACCACATCTTCCTTACCTCAGATCTCAAGCCTTTGGTCGCAGTCGCAGGTGCGTTCCTTGCTGATGTAGAGAAAGATTTCAAAGATTATGTCTACGGGAAGGACGACTACAAGGACCTGATCAACAGGGTCAAGTCTCGAGCTCCTAACTACAGGTCTGTAGACTTGCTCGCAGACATTGCAAGAGACCTTGGTCTACCGGACATCCCTGATCTCCCGGAGGTAGCTCCCCTTCGGCCGGAGGGTGTCACAGAGACGCGTGTCTAGTTCCCCCACAGCCTATGTTTAGCTCCTGCTTTTTTCTCTATCTAATGTTAACCTACTTTCCCTTAAGAAAAAAGAGAAACTACTATCACAGTCTCATCACGATGGAAGAAGCAACCGCTGCCGCACTGCAAAACCCTAAAGCTGTCGCCCAGGCAATTGAAGCAGAGATCGGTCGTGGACCTGAGGACCCGTTATCCTCTGAAATGGTCAGCATCCTCAAGAAGGAGACGGACAATAGTCACCATGGAGTACCCCCTAAGACTGTGTCTCTGCCAGGAGATAAACCGGCTCTACCTGCCCCTTTGAGTCAGGCCCCAGCTGCAAAGGCTGCAGAGTCTGCAGCGGGGAGGTCTCCTGTGGTAGGGCAAGGATCATCCGTTAAAGGCAAAGAGAAGGTCGACCTAGTGCCTGATCCTTCCGGTCATGCTGAGTGCTCCTCAGGACTTCAAAGTTCAGAGGAGGCACTCTACGCAGAGATCGAGGCCGAGAAGACACCAGTTGTTCTCCCAGATGTCCAGCCAAGCATGGAGGAGCCTGGAGTCCCCCACGACCCACAAGACATGCCTTCAAGCGGTCAGATCGACACGGAGGCTCGGCAAGTAGACATGCTCCGCCTATTCGTCGATGAGAATGCGAAGGCTGCAGTAGTCAGATTTGCTGCCCTGGAGGAGAGAGTCGAGGCCCTGTGGGCTATGTGTGTCGGGCTAGAACGCAAGGTAGCTAGAATTGACCAAACAAGAGGCATCCACACTGACATAGCGAACACCGTCTCTGTCAAACGAGCTCATCTTAAGAGGTTGTCAGGTGAAGTGGAGGTTCCGGGGGGTCCAAGCCAGACCCAGGCACTTCCCAGACCAGAACCAGATGCTGGCAGGCTGTCTAAGCTCATCAGGGAGTTCTTAAGAGCCAATCCATATCCGAAAGTCAAGGCAGCGAGGCAGATACGACTGAAGACACTGGCAGCGTCCTTAGATGTAGCTCTCCCTCCTGGTGCCTCAGAGCTCCCTCTCTCCGGATGGACCGAAGCTGGTCTCCTTGCCCTGTTCTCATCTCACTGATTTTGAACTCCTTCGGTTCTAGTGTTCCTAGGTCTCTTAGTATCTCTTAAGAAAAAAGAGAAACTGACTATTCACGTAGCACCCCTGTAAGTCCCCGGCGCTTCTACCCGACCGGAACACGTGATTATACTATGTCTCGCCTAGCTGACTACCTTCTAGAGCAGGAGCTGCACCCGACCGTCGGACATACCTTGTACTCAGCAGAAGACCTACAACTCGTCAACCCCACTGAGCTGCCCCTCCGGATCGAAAGGCCAGCATGGGTAGCTTTTGTCCAGTTCCTACAAATGCTGTTTCCTGACTCAGCTCTGATCCTAGAACCCTTCTGTGAGATCGGAACCACTCCTCCGCGCCCTCTGTCTTACACTAATGAAGCTTATGAGATAGTGAGGTCACTCACAGAAGCCGTTTTCCCAACAGGTGTCGAGGTACAGGTGTTCTCTATCGAGACGAACCTGACTGATTCAGACGGCTTGCCGATGCCTGAGGTCGTGCTACAATCGTACTCGCCTCTAGAGGGGATTGATCTGAGTGTGTATCACACCTTCCACTCACCTTGTCTTCCGACAGAACGCAGTGTTCTCCAGACCAAGATGTCATGGGGCTCCTCTCCTCCGCACGAGGTTCTAGCTAGTGGAAGAAGGCTCTATATAGGGGTTCAGCGCAGGATCCAGCTGATGTCTCAAGGGATCCTGACCGGAACTCGCCCTCCAATCTACTCTCCTACAGCTAAGCGCCGTCAGAAGAATCACACCCAGCATAGGTCCGTTTCCAGGTGGGTGAAGTTCTTTGCTAGCTGATCAAGATCTCGCACTATATTTATGTCACTGAGTCTCTTAAGAAAAAAGAGAAACAACTAGCATGACCTGGTTCACCCGTCTCACAACAAAGATGCAGTCCTCCTACACCTCTTGGAAGCGAGCCCATCTCGAGAAAGTCAAAGAGAGTTCCTCTAAACAACAGGTTAAGAGCCCCTCAACTAGAGACCCGCTCAGGAAAAAGGAGACATTCGAGGAGTATGTCACTCGCACCTCCAAGCGCAACTCTCGTCCTCCTTCAGAGGTAGGTTCGATGATGTCGATGAGGTCTATGGCAGCTATAAGTGAGAGAGTGACATCCTTGGAGGTCACTCTCAACGACATCAAAGATGAGCTGGCCAGTCAGAAGGAGAAGACAGAAGAGACCAACAGGCTGTTGCAACAAGTTCTATCTAAGATGGCATAAGCATAATGCCCCCCTAAGTCATCGATGATCACCCCTACTCTTAAGAAAAAAGAGAAACACTTCCAATCTCAACCTACACGTCATATAACTAGCATTAGAATACACTATGTCCATGCTTCCTGAGACGACACTGTCCTCTCCTCTTGTCGATCTCGACTACGACATCCTTCTGGGATGCCTGTCACCGGGTTACATTAGGAGACACCCCCGTTACAAGAACCGTGACGCTTCAGAGGCGGCCGCCTCGTTCAGAGGTGAGTTCCCAGACCAGCAGCTACCCAATCTCTGCCGTCATACTCCGAAACTGACCCCTGAACTATGGGCACTCGGGAGAGGGACCATCTCACCAGAATTAGTGCAAGAGAGACTTTCAGAAACTGAGGGAGATGTTAAACGGTTCTGGGAAGCTCTTCGAGAAGGGATGAGAGACCTGTTCTGTCAATCATCGTCCGGGGCCTTTTTCAACGGGATCGGACCAGAAAAACTCAGCCCCCGGAACAGAGATCTTCTAGCTGATGTACTGTATTGGATGATAATTCTCGAGGATTCGGTTCGGGCAGCTGAAGCTGGACCGGGATCTTGGATCCGGAACGATTGGGCTTACTGCAACAAACGGTTTGCTATCATCAAAACTAAGACGTCATGGGTTGCTCTGACCCATCATGTGGTGTTGATGTTGAAAGACCTGTGCTTCTCAAAATGGATTGTCGATCTCCTCGCTCAAACCACCTCAGACAAGACATCTCTGAGCAGCTTGCTACTCTTGTATGAGCAGTGGGCGGCTTCCACCCTCGAGAAGTATGACAATTTTGCCTATGACCTTCTCAAAGGGATTGAGGCTCTTTCCAAGACACGGATAATTGAGATGACAGAAGATGTACTGGATGGGGGTCTGATCTTTGACAAGATGTGGGCTAAGTATCGTGACAAAGAGCGTGGTCTAACTAAGTCGAACACTCCGACGATAGATCACCTGGTCTCAATCCTTCGGAGCATGCGATCTCCAAACCAGGTGTCAGAGTTCTTCGGATTCTGTAAACTTGCGGGGCACCCCTATACAGACCCGGTCGGTGGTTGCATCTCGTCCAAGACATTGGGGCAAGCTACTCTGCCTATATCACCGTCTGCAGCTCGGCAGCTAGAATGGAGTTTTTGTCATCTATATGTTAAGGGATATGTTAAAGAGAAAGGTGTGTGGCCACCTCTCGAGTTCAACATCCCTGGGATGATGAGATGCAGACTCAAGGAGTTACATGATAAAAACCACCCATCTCTCCCCATGGGACTACATCTCTATCCTCCGTCCGACTGGGAGTATGCTACCTTCGCCCCTCACATCAAGTTCGACAAAGGAGAAGATATCCTATCACTGATAGACGACAAGGCTATCTCATATCGGCGAGACGAATTCGATGCCGCCTGGCATGACTCACTACCTTACAATCCCCCGAAACCTTCTACCTCTAACAGAGCTTTGACCGAACTCCTAAGTCGTCCGGCCTTTGATCTATCTGAGGTGATAGACAAGGTGTCGAGACGAGAGATCCCAGAGGCATGGAAGATTGTGACAATCTCACCTAAGGAGAGAGAGATGAAGCGGGAGCCACGCATGTTTGCCATGATGGTTCTGGAGCTGAGGTATTTCTTCTCCAACACAGAGCACAACATCGCTGACGGAGTGTTCCGATACATACCTGAACAGACGATGACCCTGAGCCGGAAAGAGTTGATAGAGAAGTTCCTCTCGGTATCAAAGTACTCAAAGGGCGGGTGGCGGAGAGCTTATGTTGAGATAGATTTCTCACGCTGGAACCTCATGTGGAGAGATGAGGTAATAGCGCCTATCGGCTTGCGTCTGAATCAGATCTATGGGGTAATAGGGATATTCGATTATGTACACGAATTCTTCAGTCAGGCACTGATTAACCTACGCCTATACGGGTTGCCACCTGACCACCTTGACTCCTCCAATCGTGACAACCCTCCTGAGGGGGACATACTATGGTACAATCACAGAGGTGGGTTCGAAGGGATAACGCAGAAGCTCTGGACAGCTGCTACGTTAGCCATGGTCCACACTGCTCTTTGGCCTCTTGGTATCCTCTATCATATAGTGGGTCAGGCTGACAATCAAGTCTTAGTTGTGGACTACTACCCACCTCAGGATATGACCAACTCTCAGAAGAACCGATACGCTCGCCACATCGTGGCACAAGTTAAAGAAGCTCTAGAGACATCTTGCCTCAGGGTCGGACAAGAGGTCAAAGCTGAGGAATGCATTGAGTCGACCACCTTACTCACCTATGGCAAAGAGATGTGGCTTAAAGGGGCATACCTCCCCGCTTCGGCCAAGTACCTGTCCCGCATTTTCCCCTCTACCACTGCGGACGACCCCTCCCTACACGGATACCTGGGAAACATCTCTAGCGGAGGGGTGGCAGCTGTGGAGAGGTCGCTAACCTCTTTGCCGGAGCTGTTGGTGACAGAGTATGTCATGTCGTTCACTCTGAGACGAGAGCTCAGACACTCATTAATCCATGGTAAAGGTATAGCAGAGCAGATTGCACAATTAGGGCTGGATGAGGGACTCAGTGACCTTGTTTTCGCACTCATGGCCATTCCCTCCAACCTCGGGGGATTACCTGTACCGACCATCCCTGAGTTCTTATATAGAGGCCACACTGACCCTCTCTCCTCTTCAACTGCTCACCTCTACTTGCTGAGATCTGACCCGGTGTGTGGCCGATACCTATCCCTTTTGGAGAAGGATTGGCTTTACCAGCCTGACCCGGAGTATGCAGGACTGGTGCTAGATCCATTCGCTGCCCCCTTAGCAACACGGCCGACAGCCTCCCTTGCAGTTGCCGGAGCAGTCAGAGACAACCTGGTAGACATGACAACCAATGCCTCACTCCTCGGCATGTTGAGCGGTTCAGATAAAGACAAGAGAGCACAACTATTCTCCGACCTGATGAGGTTCAAACCTATCTACCCCAAGATTCTCCATGACATCTATAAGGCATCTCCAGCTGGGGTATCAGATACATTTTCTAAGAGATTCACGAATTCTAGAACTATCTTAAGCTCGGCTCGACAAGCTAACATCAACATCTCTTCCGTCTCCTCTCAGGCTGACCGCAGATGGATCGAGTCCGTTCTGTTCCGGATTCACCTTATTTGGAAAGCTTCCTCAATACCTATCTCTCGAGAATCGATGATGACCTTACCTGTTCGTATGAGGAACAGATGGGGTTTAGGGAAGCTGGAAGGGATCTCCAATGTCTCCCCTATCTTACTTGGTGCTTACCACGCTGTACCATGCAACTGCCCGATGGTTTTCCTTAACAACTCAGCAGCCCTTTCCATGGTCTCGTGTCTGGCAATGTCATCTCCCCCTGCTACGGCAAAACGTACCCGGGGAGCTGTCCCACCATATCTTGGGTCAGAAACTAAGGTCAAATCGGTCTACAGCTGGACTAAACCTGTAGACTCCTCTCCTCCTCTTCGTGATGTCTTGAAACTCCTATCAATAGCCGAGATGATTACGGTGCCAGGGTCTGCAGCCCATAAGTATCTCCTGCGTTTGGCTCAGAGTAAGACCACTCTAGATTTAGACCTGCTACAGAAGTTGGTTGAGCATAAGATAGGAGGAACACATGGGCACAGGTATACCTCTCTTGATGAGTCTAGTGGAACTTTCTTGAACATCGCTATCAACTGGGCAAGTCACTTGACTATCTCTTCGAACCTATCACGACTGCTAGGGACAGTGGATCGACCTGTATCTTTCCAAGAGATCTTCTTGACCGAGGGAGCGTTTGTAACCTGGATATTCAACGATGTAGTCATCTCCCCACCTTACGGGATCATCCTTGTTGTGGACACTGATAATCTGGAGGAGGTGGGAGATCAGGTAGTAGATGCGGATGTTGAGTACCCGCCCTTCGACTTCCCAGAGGATCCGAATTACTACTCCTGTGCAACTGAGGTCAAGCTCTCTGCCCGTGCTATTGATACCGCGGTTCTGTCTACCTTCCGCATCCCAGGCATGGTAGTCAGGTCAACTGTTGAAGATGCACTAGCTGAATTATGTTTGGCAGAACTAACACGGTCAGGAGAATTAGTGAGTAGGGGTCACGTAGTCTCAGCTCAGATCTCTGTGAGGACCATTGTGGATATCCCTGAGGTGTCATATCTCTTGGCTCCAGAGCTGCTCACAGGAGCAGCCCGTGCATTAATCGCTTACATATCTTCCCGTGCCCTGGTAGGGAGTGCCGATCGACAGACTCGTCTCAGAAACAGAAAGGACCTGCTACATTCGGCAGCCAGGCGGTTACTACCTAGGCTTCTAGGCACGATTGTGATGATAGAGGGAGGGGTATGGAACGTGGGGATCTCACACAATAACCGAGCTTCGTTGATCACATTGTGGAGATATATGGTGGTTCGCAGATGCCTAGAGCTGGTGGAAGCTGACCCGGTCCTTCTTGTGGTCTATTCTCGAGGGTCTACTTCCGTATCCCGAACTCTCTCTGCAAATCTGCTGACTTGGATGATGGTACAGGCGAACAGGACACAGGTTAATTATCTAGCTGTTAAACGAGTGGCACGTGTAACCAGAGCTGTCAGCCAGATCCCTGATGAGATGGTACGGGTCCACCACCTGACGTCAATCTACTCTGCCCTCGAATTAGACCATATAATCTGTCGAGACGAGACCTCGGCCATGGAGGTCTTGCGATCATTACGGACTACTAGGGGTGAGCTTCAGCCATATAGAGAAGTAGAGTATGTGACCCTTCCTCTAGCCCCTATGCAGGTGGTGCTCTGCTGCTCGATAATCGGATCACCTCGATTCTGGGAGGATGTCAATCACCCATTCACTGACGATATGACATACAGATCATGGAGTTTGAGACCATACTCATTGCTAGGTAGTAGTGCGTATAGGTGGGCATACCTGGCTAACTTCCTTCAACCCGAAGGTCATGTGTTGATCTTAGGTATTGGAGAAGGAGACATCCTCAAATGCATACCCCCAACTTGTTCTGTTACAGCCGTAGATACATGTACCTGGCTTGAGCAGTTTGGGCAGTCAAGCGTGTCTCATAAGCCTGGGAGGCCCTTAGCTGGATATACCTTACACCCTGTATCCTGGATGAAGGGGGGGGATATAACACGTCCCTCTGTCATGTCTGTCCTAGAAGCCGAGTGCCAGGCTGGTGTGTACACAGCTGTCGTGATAGATGTCGAAGGGGTTGCTGTCCACCAGCGCCTAGAGATTAGGGAGCGGCTGGCTGCCACAGGAGTGCCCTCGTATGTACGAATACTGTTCCAGTCCGTCAGAGACAAGGAGCTTACCACCTGTGCATTCCTAGCCTCTCACTCGCCCTGTTTGGCCCTCTGGGAACCAGAGATAGGCCTAGGCCATGAGCTCGTCTTGGGTGGAGGGAGTATGCCCCATGGGTTAGCTACTCCTTCTTGTCAGTGCAGACACGACGTCCCGACCCTCCATGCTAGACAGATCGTGCCGCCTGAACAACTCATCACAACAACCGTCCTCCATGCACTCGAGAACCTGTTTGGTGACACACCGACCCTTCTCACACCTGAGTCCGCGCGGGACTGGGTTGGAGCTCGCCCCCTGCGAACAGGAGGTGAGGTCCGCAGTTCCCGCCCCATACTGCCTGGAACCGAGGACCTGGTCTCTTCGGACTTATACACGAGGGCGTCTAGGAAGCAGAAGAGGTGCCTATTGTGTGTGATGACTTATGTCCTTCCTTGAATTTTGTACGATGCGCCCCCACCGGGAGAAACAGTACAGATCGAGCCCTTAGAAAAAACGCTGATCTAAA